GCAGATGACGTATCACGCCAAGGAGATTGCAAACTCGTGGACACAAAAAAACGCAGTTTCATCAAAACAATCACATGGCGAGTAACGGGTAGCACGGCTACTTTTTTGATATCCTATGTCGTCTCTGGAAGTTTTGCGGCGGCAGGCACGATTGCGGTGGTGCAGATGATTACCAACACCATCTTGTATTACGGCCATGAACGAGTTTGGAACCGAGTCAGAGGAGTAAGATAGACCATGCCCGAATCAACCATCATTGACGCATTGATTGCAGCAGCCGGAGCCGTGGTCGCTTGGTTCGTAAAAAGCACACGCGAGGACAACAAGGAGCAAGATCGTAAGATTGAGGCTCTACAGCGGGAGCAGGCTGCCTTGTTAAGCCGAGAAGAGTTCAGGCAGGACATGCACTTGCTGCGTCAAGAGATGAATGCCAACTTTGACAAAGTTTTCAGTAAGTTAGACAAGAAGGCAGATAAGTAGTAGAGGTGTACCATGCTCGACCCGGTCTCAGCCCTTGCCATAGCTACGTCTGCCTATAAGGTCCTCAAAAAGGGGATCGAAATGGGCCGTGAGCTTGAGGACATGGGCGGTCAGCTGGGTACGTGGTTTAAGGCTGTGTCCGATGTCAAGAATGCAGAGGAAGAAGCCAAAGACCCGCCGTTATTCAAAAAGCTGATGTTCTCCGGCAGTGTTGAGCAAGAGGCGATGCAGGCACTGGTAGCTCGTAAGAAGATTGAGCAGCAAGAGAAAGAACTGCGTGAGCTGATAGTCTACAAATGGGGCGTTGAAGAATACACGGCCATGATGCGTGATCGCGCCAAGATTAAAGACACGCGGGAAAGGGCGATACTGAACCAGCGCCGGAAGATGCGTAAGCTTATCCAGAACACGCTGACCATTGGTGCGATACTCGCGCTGGTCGGCATCATAGTCGCTTTTATTGTTGGCATAATTTCAAACATAGGGTAACCATCATGTTAAGTTTAGTATCAAGTCTGTTGGGATTTGCATCTGCGGGACTGCCAAAAGCTCTTGATTTTCTACAAAGTAAGAGTGACCAAAAGCACGAACTGGCGCTCATGGCTGCACAGCGTGAACGGGATCTGGCACTCGCTAAAGAGGGCTTTTTGGCACAAGCCCGCGTGGAAGAGATCAAGACAGAGCAGGTCTACATGCAGACACAGGCTCAAGAGCGTCTTGCGATGTACAAACACGATTCTTCATTAGCTGATGGGGGGTCAAGATGGGTAATTAATCTTCGTGCGAGCGTGAGGCCGGTGGTTACCTACCTGTTTGTGGGGCTGCTGATTGTTGTTGATGTAGCTGGTATCTGGTATGCCTATTCGACTGGCATAGCGTTTGCTGAAGCGATGGAAATCGTGTTCAGTGATGATGAGCTAGCCATGTTGGCCGCAATATTGAGCTTCTGGTTCGGGTCGCAAGCATGGAATAAGCGTCAAGCATGACAATATCTGAGGCTGGTATCCAGTTAATCAAGAGCTTTGAGGGCTGTCACAACCAGCCCTACAAATGCCCAGCGTCACTTTGGACTGTAGGGTATGGCAGAGTGCTTTATCCAGACCAAGCGCGGCTTAAAACCGACGAGAGAGCCAACTACCCACTACGCAGCGAACATAACCGGGTGTTTGCCAATGATGAAATTGACGCGCTTCTTGAGGCAGATCTACATCGCTTTTCGGATGGCGTATTACGACTATGTCCTGCTAGCAATGATAATGCTTGCCATCACGATGCGCTGGTCTCGTTTGCTTTCAATGTGGGATTAGGTAACTTGCAGTCAAGCACCCTAAGAATGAAGTACAATCGTGGCGACTACGATGGCGCAGCAGACGAGTTCCTGAAGTGGAACAAGGCTGGCGGTAAGGTGCTACGAGGGTTGGAACGGCGCAGAGAGGCCGAGCGAGCTTTATTTTTGTCTGGGGGCTAGATGTATCTTATAAGCAACATTCCGTACTTCAAATGCTGGGTACGCAAAGAGTTCACCAACGGCCATCAGGGCTATCACGGCGAGTACGTTCACGCGCTGGCGGTGGCGGTCACCACAATGCCTGATCGGTGTCTGTCGTTTCAACTGATCTTTACGGGTTGCGAAGCGGACGATGGTAGCCAGCCGAATGTACACGGTGGCGCGATGTGGGCAAGAATGCCGATTACTGCGCTGGTTGGTGACATACCGCTAGAAGAGTGGCCTGAACGGATGGAGACGCACTTTGTGCAGCCGTGGGACTGTAGTTCGTACCACCACAGCATTATCTCCATTGACCGGGCTAAACCATCACAGTGGCTGTGCAAGATCAACAACGAGTTCTACAAGGGGCGCTACCTTTTCACGGTTGACTACGCTGAGAGCGAGGTGTCCGAAGACCCTGCCCAGCACAAGCAGACCCATGTCCTGATCCTGACCGATGCTGGTAAATGGACGGGTAATATTGTAGCCTTACCGAATAATCGAGTCCGCGTCACAAGCCCAGCTTACTGGGTCACAGGCGAAGGCGCACCGGACTTTAAACCGAGTCAGTGGATACACTGTGCGGAGCAAGACGATAGCTATCTAGACCCAGCAGTTACTTTTAACAACTTGTATTCGGAGAGCGAAAATGATGAAAGCTAAAGGTATGGCAGCAGGCGGCGCAATGAAGATGGTTGAAAAGGACGGCAAGAAAGTCCCAGCATTCGCAGCGGATGGCAAAGGCAAGATGGCAGCTGGCGGCATGGCTAAGAAAGGCTACGCAGCGGGTGGCGCAGTGAAGAAAGGCGGTGCGGGCGGCGGCAAGGTGCGCGGTGCTGGCGTTGCAATCAAAGGTACACGACCTGCAAAAATGATGTAAAGGGCTTAGATGGCGTACTTTCGACTTAATCTAGCCCCCGGCATCGATAAGCAGAACACCGAATACGGTGCTGAGGGCGGCTGGACGAACTGCGATAACGTGCGGTTCAGATACGGCTTGCCTGAGAAAATAGGCGGCTGGATTAACTTTGAAGGCACCGAAGTCTATCTAGTGGGCATGGTCAGTGAGGTGTTCACATGGACCAGCCTTACTGGAGTGCCCTATGTCCTTGTTGGCACCAACCGAAAGCTGTACGTGTCTGTCAATGGCGCGTGGAGCGACATCACCCCCATACGTGAAACCACAGTCGCTGGCGCAGTGACGTTTGCGGCGGTTGACGGCTCGGCAACGATCACTGTCTCCGACAGTAGTCACGGCGCAATCGTGGGTGATTTCGTAACATTCTCCGGCGCTACCAGTCTAGGTGGCGCGATTACTGCTACCATCCTAAACGCTCAGTACCAAGTAACCTCGGTCATCAACTCCGGCAGCTACACAATCACTGCGCCTGTTGCCGCCAATGCATCTGACGTTGGTAATGGCGGTGCCAGTGTCATCGGTGCCTATCAGATCAACGTCGGCTCTGACATCAACTACTTCGACTTCGGCTGGGGCGTTGGAACGTGGGGCTTGAGCACTTGGGGCACACCGCGAACCGCTGGTACAAGCGTCGCGCTGAACTCCAGAGTCTGGCAATTTGATACCTACGGTGAGGACGTGATCTGCCAGCTGGTGGACGGTCCAACGTACTACTGGGATCTGAGCGCGGGCGTTGCTACACGCGCAACGGTTCTGTCAGGTGCGCCGACCAAGAGCAAGTACGCCCTGATCTCGACTCCAGACAGGCATCTTGTCTGCTTTGGGACGGAGGCCACAATTGGCACTCCATCGACGCAAGATCCGATGTTTGTGCGATTCTCCAATCAAGAGGACATCTCTCAGTTTGTTGAGAGCGCGACGAACACGGCTGGCGGCCAACGGCTCACGGACGGTAACACAATCGTCACGGCGATCCGCTCTCGCGGTCAGATACTGATCTTTACCGACACGGCGCTGCACGGTCAGCAGTACATCGGACCACCCTTTACCTTCGGCTTCCAGCAGCTCGGTGCAAACTGTGGATGCATTGGCCCACACGCTGCGGTGGACGTCAACGGTCTTGCCTTCTGGATGGGCACCGAGGCGTTCTACCTGTTCGATGGTACGGTGAAAAAGCTTCCCTGTACGGTGCAGGATTATGTCTTTAAAGACCTCAATCAGGTGCAAAAGACCAAGGTACATGTTGGCCTGAACAGCCAGTTTAACGAAGTGACGTGGTGGTACTGCTCTGTTACCAGCGACTTCATTGATCGATGCGTCACGTACAATTACCTCGAAAACACATGGGCGATCGGCACGATGGCACGAACGTCGTGGGTAGATCTGAGCGCCTACCCCAAGCCGTTGGCCTCGAAGTACGAGCCTGACGCAACCGACGCCACCATCAGCACGATCTACGGGCTGACTGCTGGCAGGGCGCTGATCTATCAGCATGAGACCGGCACAGACGACGTGAATCTGCCGCTGGAGTCCCTGCTGACCTCTGGCTACTTTGACATTGGCGATGGCGACAACATGCTGCTGATGTCGCGCTTTATCCCAGACTTCAAGAACCAAGTTGGGGATCTGACAATACGGCTGCTGCTGCGCGCATTCCCGCAGGCACTGGCAAGCCCCAGCTCGCTTGATCCGTACATCATTACGCCAGCGACCACCAAAGTGGACACCCGAGCGCGTGGCCGGCAGATCTCCATCACCATCGAGAACAACCAGCTGGGCGCAACGTGGCGCTACGGTACGCTGCGTGTTGACCTGCAGCCGGATGGTCTGCGATGAGCAAGATTAACAACGTCCGTCTGCCAAACGCCTCGGCGCAGTACACACCCGAGCAGTTTAACCAGCTGGTGCGCTCTCTTGAGCAGATTATCCTGCAGCTGAATACGACCTACACCCCCGTTACCGGTGAGAACATTGCCGGCGCATCAACATGGATGAGCGCAGGCAGCGGAGCGGGAGGCGGTTTTGCTGGTGGTATACGCGGGTTCCAGCTGTCTAACGGCATGATGCAGCCACATGCCATGCTGATTTCAGATGCTGATCAGACCAGTGCCGGCATCACCAGCGAGAACTTGGTTACCTACAATACAGTTGCGCTGTCCAACGGCATCCGCGTGGTGGACAACAGCAAGATCTACGTCCCCTGCAGCGGACAGTATTTGGTGACCTTCACGTTGCAGATGACCAATCGCAGCAATACGGCAGCTGAGTTTGAGATCTGGGCGAAGGACACGGGGGTCAACTATCCGCTCAGCAATACCAGATTTGATATACCAGCGCGTAAGAGCGCAACCATCTGGGCGCACGTGGTGCCCGCTGTGACAGGTATCTTCACGGTCACCGACCCTGCTGTGAACTATTTGGAGATCGCGTGGTGGTCCGACAATGTTGACGTGTATCTTGAACATTACGCAGCGGGCACCAGCCCCACGCGGCCAGAGATACCGTCTGTGATCCTCACCATCAACTTTGTGTCAGCCGGGTAATCAGCATGTCAAACAAGTATCTGAGAAAGCCGCTCATACCTGACGCGACGACAGAAACGATCATTTACACGGTGCCGGCGGCCAACACAGCCGTGCTGTCATCGCTGCGAGTGACCAACGGTAACGCCTCGGTTGCGTCGATTTCAGTCAACCTTTACCCAGCTGGAGGGGCTACGGCGCACCTGCTATTGAAGACCTATCAGCTGCCCACGAATCAGACGATGGACGTCTTCAGCGGCGTTCCCTGTATCCTTGAGGCGACTGATGTGCTCAAGGTGACGGCAAGCGTGGCGACTGTGACGTTCGTGCTGTCCTATTTAGAGACTGATCGGTCGTAAGAGTGGACAATGAAGGCATCTTCGTTGATAATTTTAAGTATTCTCGCGACCTTACCCGGCGCGCAGCCCCGTGTGGCTTTTAACTTCCAAAGGAAAAAGACATGGTAAATGCTATGCCGGGAATGGGCGCCCCCCAAATGGCTCCCGCCGAACCCTCTGCTGATCAGCTTGCTGCATTTGAACAAATGCGCGAGCAGGTTTCGCCTACCGAAATCAATCGTGAAATGCTGATGACTGCCGAGCAGGCAGATCCTGTCGCAGTGGCCGAGTTCCGCAAAGAACTGGCAGAGCTTGAGGTGGCACCCGAAGTCATCGACATGCTCAACACGATGGTGGATGAGGTGCTTGCCA